ATAACAGAAATTAAGAATGAAGTTAAAGATAACTTTCCGTACAAAGTAATGTACGTTGAGAATAGTGAGGCAGACGATCTTATTGCTACGATTATAAAACTACAAGAAGAAGTTAAGTACCTAATTATATCTGGCGACAAAGATTTTATACAACTACATCATTATGGTAATGTGTATCAATGGTCACCTTTACTAAAAGGTTTCATAGGTGAACAAGAGGATCCTGTACAATTTTTAAGAACTCAAATAATAAAAGGTGACAGATCAGATGGTGTGCCTAACATATTAAGTGATGATGAGATATTTGTAAGAGGTGAAAGACAGAAACCTATTAAGGCAAAACAATTAGAAGAATGGTCAAATGTAGATAACATACCATTAGGATCAGAAACAAAGAAACACTATAATAGAAATAAGAAATTAATAGACTTATCGCAGATACCAAAAACGATAGAAACTAACATTATAAATACATATAGAAACTATAAAGTAAATGACAGGTCGCTCCTGTTGAATTACTTTATGGCAAAAAAATTGAAGACATTGATTGATAAGATTAATGACTTTTAAAATGGAGTAATTATGGCTATAACAACACAATCATTAAATCAAGGATTAGGCACCGAAGGTTCTGGTGCGCCTACCGTACACGAGATTTTTACTCAAATTAATAATGCCAAGGATAAACCTAAAAAGATTGCTATACTAAAACAATATGACAATCAGGCAATGAGAACATTGCTTAAAGCTGCGTTTGATCCTAAAATCAAATTTGATTTACCTGAAGGCAATCCACCTTATATAAAAAATGAGGCGCCTGCTGGAACAGAGCATACTAGTTTAGCTTCAGAAGCAAGAAAACTATATCACTTTGTTGTAGGTGGTAACAATGACTTAAACAAGTTAAAAAAAGAAACTATGTTTATTCAGATGTTAGAAGGTCTACAAGAAAAGGACGCTGAAGTCCTAATGGCAATTAAGAATAAAAATCTTAACAATGTATATAAAGGTTTGACCGCAAATGTGGTAAAAGAAACCTTTGGTTGGAATGACGATTTCGTTAGAATCAACAAAAAATAAACACATTTTATAGGGGTGTTCACGCTTTGTTCTCATAGCACACCCCTAAAAACCCTTTAAAATCAACACTTTTTTTCGCTTGACTTTCTCATTTATACCTGATAATATAAATATATTATGAGAAAACAATTATTATATACTTTTTTAGTATTCGTTTATATCTGGTCTTGGAGTATTTTTAATGCTTTAAAAGCAGATGAGAGAGTGATAACTACAACTGGTCACGTTATATCAGAAACAATCAAAGGTAATGATATTGACCAGATGAAAGTTTTAGAGTCCGAGTTAAAATATTTAGGACACAAATATGCTATTGAAATGACTTCTATATTACAGGCATATTTACCTTATATTATGGATAGAATGATGACAGATTTGAGATTAGAATTAGATAAACAACACAAATGTTTATTGCTTAAAGATTCAAAAATCAAAGACAAGGATTGTCAATGATAGAATTTTTTTTAGAAATACCTATGGAATTGCAGGTAATAATTCTTGCAGGTATCACAATGGGAGTAATTCAATATATCAAAGATGAAAAAGAAAAGAATAGACAAAAATATGAGAGTAAAAAAAGTATTGAAGCGAGAGCTAGCAAGCAATCGTAAATATAAAACTACCTATAAAGATATTAAAAAGTATTTCAATGTGATTAACAAAGCATTGTTTAAAAATATATTACAACCTTTTAACGATATTCAAATTAAAAAAATTTATAAAGATGAAACTAAAAAGTTTTGTTACGGTCAAGTAACAACTTGGGTATGGGAAAGAAAAGGTACACAGCAATTCTGGTTAGAAATGCTACCTACATACAGAAACAAAAAAGAATTTGTTGAAACTTTGGCACACGAAATGATACATTTATGGCAAATGAATCACAAAGGCGATACAGGTAACCACAACAAACTATTTTATTCATTTAGACCAAAGTTAAACAAACTTGGTTTAGATTTATAAAAAATAATAAGAGAGATATATAATGACAAGAAAAGTGAAAGAGTTAGACCCATATATTAAGGCAAGAGTTGGTGAGGCGTTGCTTAAATTAGAAGGTCTAATTAAACCATCAAACTTACCTGGCACAAGTAGATTATATTACACAGGACAATGGGCAAAAGATGTGTACGATAACTATACAAATAAACAGGCCGCAGTTATTTTTAAGAAGGTAGAAAAACTAAAACCACATTTAACTTTTTATCAATCAAAATTAGAAACATTTAAAGACCAAGACGGTAAAGAGTGGGTAGGATATGATTATTATGCCAAAAAAAATTGATTGGGACAATGTATTAAATAAGGCGTGGTTATACACGAAGGTGTTTTTTGCCACAAGTATTATCTGTATTATAGCATATGCGTTTGGTACTTTTAATCCTAATAAGATTGCAAGTAAAAAAGTAAATGCTGATTTAGAGAAGTATTATCTTAATAAAATTAAAGATTTAGATTTAAGAGAACCTGAATTTACATATAATAATGATATACAATTTGTTAGAGCAATGCACAAATGTATAGACTATATAAATTTTACTACACCTAGAATGAATAGAGTACCATATGAAATGGTTGTTGCTCAGGCAGCACTAGAGTCTGGTTGGGGTACAAGTAGATTTGCAACAGAAGGTAATAACTTATTTGGTATTAGAACATTTAGTAAAAATGTTCCTCATATGACACCATTAGGTATTAAGAAGTGGCCAGGTTGGGGTGTTAGAATATTTGCTAGTAAATGTGATAGTGTAAAAGAATATATCAGATTACTAAACGAACATCCTGCTTATGCTGAATTTAGAGAGGCAAGGCAGATTATGTTAAAAAATAATACACCTTTAGATCCTATTGTTTTAATTAAAACTTTAGATAAATTTTCTACAACTGCCGACTACGATCAAAGAGTAATAAGAATAATTAAAAAGATTAGACAATTAGAAGGCACTTACGCTTCAGATAAAAATATAAAATAAATAATCAAATGTTTTTAACACTAATAACTTTTATATCAGCGATTGCTATATCTTTAATAGCCGCTGGTTATTCTATTTTAGGTCTAGCAACTTTATTTGCTGGTGCAGCCGTGCCTATTATTGCAATGGGTTCAGCACTAGAAGTAGGTAAGTTAGTTGCCGCCTCTTGGTTGTATCATAACTGGCGCTCAGACATACCTAAATCATTAAAGGCATATCTATTTACAGCAATCATAGTTTTAATTTTCATAACATCTGTTGGTATCTTTGGGTTCTTATCAAAAGCACACCTAGATCAAGTTAAACCTACGGCAGGTAATACAGAAAAAATATTACTGATTGATAAACAAATCAAACAAGAAGAAATGATAATTGAAAGAGCAGAAAGAACGCTTAATCAATTAGATAAAGCACTTGATGTTTATATTGATAAAGAATATGTTAGTAGGGGATTAAAAGAGCGAAAGAAACAAGAAGAAGAACGAAACCTGTTGAATAAATCAATAAACGAAGCAATGGAAAAAATAGCGGAGTTGAACAATGCCAAATCGTCAATAACCATAGAACAATTAAAATTAGAAGCGGATGTGGGTCCATTAAAATATGTTGCCGAGTTGATTTATGGTGATAATGCTAAAGATCATTTTGATTCTGCTGTTCGTATAATAATATTAATACTTATATTTGTTTTTGATCCACTTGCTGTATTATTACTAATTGCAGCCAACATATCATTAAGACAATGGAAGTCTAAAAGAGAATTTAAAAAGAATGAAAGTAAGATAGATTTATCATCAAAATATAATAAATTAAAAGAAAGATATAGACAAGTTAGAAGATTTAAAAATATAATGAAAGAATATGGTGATGATCCTGACGAGATCAAATTAAAATTAAGTCAAATATATGATTTTGAGAAAAATAATCCTAATAATAAGTAGTGTGATTCTACTATCAGGTTGTATGAAAACGACCTGTATATCTCCACAAAAATGTGAGAAGAAAGTAGATTGGAATAACCCTGGATTTACCGTTGTTAGGACTATCATAACACAAGGCGCTAATGCAGGTAATTAGTGCTTGACAAAGGTGAAAAAAAGTGATATATTATAGATATGATTACAATTGATGATATAAAAAGATTAAGTTTACCTAACCTGACACCAGATCAGATTAGAAGACTATCAAATGCAGAAAACTCCTGTAAGAATGCTGAAACAAATTGGGCAAAAAATTATTGGTTTAATGTTTTTAGTAAATTATGTACAAAGTATGGTTGTGAAAACTACTTTAGAAAGGTGATACATTAATGAATATATTTTACGTAGATAAAGATCCTGTCAAAGCAGCAGAAATGATGTGTGATAAACACATTATTAAAATGATATTAGAGTCTGCTCAAATGTTATGTACAGCAAAAAGAGTGCTAGACGGCAAAGAATATTTTGATACTACAAAGAATGGTAGAAAAATTAAAAGATGGCGTTTAGATAATCCTAATGAAGAAGCAACTATATACAAAGCAGGTTGGTTAGGTCACCCTAGTACA